TTGGATTGTCAAATACAAACGCCTTAATAGGGAAGTTTGTATCAACACTGACATTGTTTGATCCCGGCCAAAAGTTTTTAAATGTTGTTTTTTTAGTACCTGAGTCTACATATTCAACACCGTAAAAAACTCCTAACGGGGCGACCGCTTGGTCTGTGATGTCGATGACGCCTGCGGCAGTAGGAATAACAATGCCACCTTGATAAATAGCATTTGTGTTATTGGACGCAATTTCATACTGTGTTGTACCAGTAGTGTTAGCACCCGCACCTACTAATCCAATAGGACGTAAGCCAAAGCCACCTGCTAAATTATTAGCCATTTTTAGTCTCCATTAAGATTAAAAGTTAAGATTTTTTTCCTCCGAATGATACGCGAGACTGACGATCTGGTCTACTAATTGTCATAGTAGAGTGAGCGTTTTCCCTCATCATATCCTGATCTACAGCTTCCATTTGATCTGCACTTCTTGCATTAAAGTATGCAGTTCTTTCGGCTACTGTCTCTTCAGGTATGCGAGCTAGAACTAGTCCACCGACTCCAAAAACTCCTTCATATTTGCCTTGATCGACTACCGGTGCTTCAAAATCTGGATATTCATCTTTTCTTACGAGCTCCCAACCTTCTCGTAATTTAGCCGAAACATTCTTGGTATCATTGAAACCTCTTGTCTCTGCTCGTATCCAGCGATGCTTGTAGCCGTCAGGGGCTGGTGGCGCGTCTAACATAGACGGTGGAGCCCACGGTTTTCTTGCAGCTGTCTTTTCTCTTGTGTTTGATGATCTAGGAGATCTTGAAATAGTCTTATCAAACATTTCCTTTTGGTTTTCCATATCAATTACTCCTTCACATATTTTGCGTACTCTGCGAGAGGAACGCCAAGTTTTTTTGCAAGTGCAACCTGCCTATTGGTAAGTTTTACTTGCCTCTTCCCACTACTGCGTCCAGTTCCAGTGGAGCGTGATGCAGAAGCAACATTTTGGACGACTTTTTTGCTCTGCGCTCCGTTAGCAAACTTATGAGGAAATTCATCTCCCATACGTTTGTCTAATTCAGTATAGTATTCATCGCTCTTAGGGTCAATACCTTCTTGTTCTACCAAGTCTTTATGTATCCCAAAAGCTGCGTATGTCATGGCACTGTCATTGCCAAACCATTCATTTTTCTGTGCCCATGCCTGTGCCTTTGCGTCAGGCTCTGGTGGTGGCTGTACCGGCTGACGGATAGGTTGTTGAGGTGCCGGAGCAACTGTTTGTGCCTCTGCGGCCTTATTTCGCTGTTCGTTGGCCGCTTTAGCTTGTGCCGCTCTATCAGCTTCAACTGCCAGCCTTGTCATTTCTTTCTGTGCAGCTACAGCAGCCTCAGTGTCTCCTACTTCCATAGCCGCTCTAAGGTTTTGCTCTGTCTGCGCCATTTGTGATTCTACGCGACCTGAGTATTGGTCGACGTAGTTTGTATCCATTTGGTTAAGTTTTTGCGCTAACTGTTGGTTTTCTTGCTCTTTTTGTTTTGCGAAACGGAGCGCTTCTTCTGCGTTTTTCTCGGCTTCACGCATTTTTTTGGTGAGGCGGTTGATTCTTTTTTGAGTTTGGTTTTCGGCTTTTTTAAACTCGTCTTCAGTTTGCTGATCTTCTGTAATAGGCTCAACTTGAACATCTTCAGTTTCAGCTTTATTTTCAACAGTAACTTCAACATCTTGCCCCTCATCTTCTAGTTGTAAATCAAGTTCTTCTTGTTTTTCTTTTGCTTCTGCCATTTTTATCCTCTAGTAATGTAAAACGTCTTCCGGGTCCAATATCTTGGCTAAAATCTCATCATCATTCAAAATTCTTACTTCTCCGCCATCAATTCTAAAACGAGAACCAGAGTATCGGGCAAACATAACCCAGTCTTTTTCTGCGCACCAAGGTCCTGACGGAAACTTTGTTTCATCTTTGTAAGCTAGAGGACCCGCTTTTAGTACATAACCAACTTGTGTAGACACTTGTCCCTCTTCTACTAATTGGTCTGGTAGTAATATACCGCCCTCTGTCTTACCTTTACCCCTGTACGGCAGTATGAGTAACCTCCAACCTGTAGGAGAAGGCATACGCTCTAATAGTGTACTGCTAATCAAAGAGGGGTCTAGGACGCGATCTTTGGATTCTACATAGGTTTCTTCTAAACCGTTCTCACTCATCGTCTACCTCTTGTCTGTTTAATAAATCTTTTATCTCGTTCTCAACGTATTCTAATGCTTCCATCTCGCCCATCATCTGTTTGTAATGCTCCATACTCTTGATAGAGTTATGTCTCAAGACATTTTCAACGATGTTTCTTCTTTCATTTATAACGCGAAATACAGCCTCTGCAAGATAAATCTCACTTTTTGCCATAAAAACCTCATATTTTCTTATTCTGTCTTATAATCTCTTATACTTTCGCACATTGGGCAAACATAATCAATAAATTTCATCATGCCTCCAAAAGGTATAGGCTCTTCTGCCTCTCTTGGTACAAAAGCCATTTTGTGTATATAACAGATTTCTATTTTAGACTTTTCTTGTGGTTCGTTTTGCTTGTCTAAAGTTCTTTGCTGTGGGGGCACCTTTAGCTCCTTTTTTTCTCATTTTCTCGCCGCTGCCGGCTGCTATTCTTTTTCTTTTCTTATGTATGTTAGCATATAAGCTCATGGCATGTATCCTTAAATGTCTAAATAAATCTTGTGTTATTTGGTAAGCCCCTTCTGCTTTTCATATGTCCTGAGTGTTCCGATGCCAAGCATACCGCCGAGAACAGTTAAAAGTGTACCCATATCAAATTCAGGCAGCTCCGGCAGTTCTGCACCAGCAAACGATGCACCAAATATAATTAAATCTTTTAGGATAAAATGATATGCAAAAGCAATTGCACAGACCCACCCAACAGCCGGGCGCCAACCGCCTTTAAATATAGAGCCACTTGCAGCTTCTGCTTTGTTAATTTCTAATTGAGCAAGCAGCGCCTCCTGCGCGTGTTTTTCAGACATAGTGGCTATCTCGTGAGCCAACTTAGCCTTTTCATCTGCATCCGGTATAAATTTATCTAGTAGTCCTGTTACTGGACCTATTAACGCTTGTAACATCATTTAACTCCATTCTTTGCCATATAAGCACTTGTTCCCATGTATGTGCCAACAATACCCGCACCAGATATATAAAATAAATTAGATATGTCTGCTAAAGCTTCAACACGCTCAATAGGAATTATAAACATGGCAACCGTAAATACTCCCATACCAATCAATGTATATCTTGCCATGCGTAATTGTGCCAAATTTTTTCTAAGTTTTGTCTCTGTTTCTTTGATCTCTTTTGCTTGCTGTAGTTCTTCATTAGTAATTTCATTATCACCATCAAGGTCATATTCATCTAGTATTGATCCTTTTTGTAGTTTTTTCTGCATCAATATACCCTTACTTTGTCAGGATTAACCTGTGGAACCAACTTACAAATGCACTCATAAACCTGTTTCTGCCCTGTCTCTGTATTATACTGCTGTTCATCTAAAAACTTAGTGTAGTAAAGACAATCGTTAACCGATCTAAAGTATATCGCACCCTGCGCTACCCCGTTCATGTAACAAGCAAGCATAAAAGCTGTCACTACACCAAATCTTTGTAATAGTTAGGATCGCCGCGGACTAGCTCTACTTCTCCGCCACCAGCCATCTTAATAGGCTTGACCTTGTCACCATGACCTTGCTGTATTAAGAACTGCTCAAAGCTCATAGTATCAGAAGCTGGACCATCAAAAAATTCTTTTCTCAAATCCTTCTCTGTTCTTTTATCACCTTTTTTAGCCATCACTGACCTCCTTTTTGTTGTTTCATTACTTCACGCCTCTCAGCTGCGTTGATCCTTGCAGCAGTCTGCTTCTCTTGACTTTCAAGCCTCTTATCAAACTGATCGCCTCTTTGTTGTACTTTCTGCTGCTCCAGACCCAGTTTAGCCGCGTCAACTTGAGCGTCGTTCTCTTCAGCTTGTGCTCTAACTTGTAGCTCCTTCTCCTTGAGCTGTACCAACGGATCTGGTCCGGGAGCCGTGAGCTGTCCACTTAGTTGCTTGAGTTGTGCCATGCCTTCGGCTATCAACTGTGCAATCCTCGCCTCTAACTCTAAACTCTGCATTTCCTGCATAGGCTGACCGCCCGTAGCCTGCATCATCTCCTGCATAGCACGCTCCTTGGCGCCAATCCTTACATGCTCCATTATATGCTTCTGTAATGCCACAGCTATTTGCGGGGTCCCTGCAACAAGCGGTGTTGATCCAAAAACCATGTGAGACATAATATGCGCTTCATGTTCCTGACCCTCAAAAGCAACTAACTGAATCTGATCTAGCGCATCTATGTTCTCCTGAGCCGGGTCTTTCGGGGTAGGCTCAGGCTCAGGAGTTCTTTTCAATATTCTGTCAATATCTCTTACACCTAAAGCCTCGTACATATCCCTGAACACTTCATACATGTTGTGCATGTCAGGTGCCGCTGTCGCAAGCTGCATCTTTGTTTGAGCCAAAGATATTCTCTGCGCCTGACTAAATATGTTAGGATTAGACACAGGAACCACATCAACCATCTCGTTGAAGTCCTGTCTCTTAATCGTACCATCTACACCCGTAATACTATATGGATATTCGTCAGGTAAAAAGTCAGCCATTACCTTAGATAACAACTTAAACTCTAACTTCATCGCATAATGCAATCTCTTATGTACAGCTGACATGACCCGTGAACCCTGTTCCAACATAGCAATAGTTGTACCTACCGCTGCCTGCTGATTGCCATCGCCTACTTTCATATCAGTAATGGTCGCGAATCGCCGTCCTGCATCAACTACAAAGCCTAACAACGCCATCAAAGTCTGGTCTGGTCCCTTGAACGGCAGCGACATCAAGCTTGATCTTATGTCCCCGCCCGGTGCATCAACGTCTCTAAACTCACCCGGCTGTAGCGGCTCATCGTCATCCCTGATCCGTAGTCCGCGGGCCTTGAAGCCAGCTGGTAGATTAGATAGCGTACCGGCATCAATCAGTTGTCTTAATGCAGCTGTCGCGGTTCTTGATAAACCACCAATAGTATGTATTAATCCTAACCCATAGAAACCAAAGCCCGGTAAGAATTTATAATGTACAAAATACTGTGTCTTTTTCTTGTCTTCGTCATCCTCAACATAGTTTCTACGAATCGAAAGAACTTGTCCGTTATCCTGTGATATTGTCACAATATAAGGTACCTTAATGCCTGTAGGCTCACCGTCCTCGTCTGTCTCTTCAAAACCTTCAAGGTCAAGATCTACATGGCACTCCAGTAAAGTACAGTCGTAATCTATGTTTGATGGATACATGCCATCAATACGCTCTAATTCTTCTTGTACAGAGTTACTGTCGCCCTGCGCTGGTATTACAGGTATGTCCCTGTAAAAACCCGATAATTGTCTCTTGCGCAAGTCATTCAAGCTCATTTTAACTACATGAGTTATGTTAGGACATGTCTCTAAATCAGATGTGCTATATGGCACGATTAGGTTCTCAGCTGGTACAAACTTACTTACAGCTCGTCCTAAGTTTTCATCATAGTAAACTTTCTTAAATGTTGACCCTGCAAGTGGCAAATAGAAGAGCATCTGGTCAAATTCTGGTGTGTATTCCTCCATAACAGAAGAAATATAGTAATTCATAAACTCTTTTACACGCTGCGCCTGATCTTCTTTCTCAGGTGTGCTGGATCCTAAGACCTGTGTTCTGACTGGTCCACCCGGCGGCAGCAGCTCGTTGAAGGCTTGTGCTTGAAACTGCGTGGCTGATTCAGCAAGTAAAGGGTGCGTAACACCGCTTGCTCCTCTGAAGGGCTGTGCTCTTTCTTCGTAGCTGAACCCAAGTAATTCCAAACCATTGGCGAAAGCATCTTCCCACTCCTGTCTACCACTCTTGTTTTCTTCAAACTCACCTGTTAATTCACCAGAGATCCTACCAAGTTCTGTGTCCGATAGCTGTTCTGCCAAGTTGTCACCAAACTCACCCTCGGCTTCACCTATGTTCGGATCAAAGTCTACAACTACACCGCCGTCGTCCTCTAGAGTTACTTCTACTTCAGGTGAAGTTTCTAACATATCGTCGTTTATAGCCTCTGGCATCTCTATATCTATTTCAGCTTGTAATTCACTTTGGTCCAGCTGCGATGGTACTTTGTCCATAATGCTTGCTATTGGTTCTCTTGCCATTTAGATCTCCTTTCAGGGACTATACCACGAATTTGATAAAAGGTTCAATACCTTGTGGTCTTCTGGTCATATTCACCGCTTTGTCTTGAGCTTCCATTTTTGAAAGTACTTCTGAGAATTTTTTTTGCTGAGGATCAGCCATTTACACCTCAATAATAAGCCCTTACCTGTGCCGACCCATCGCTCTCATCCCAATCGTCGCTCGGTAGCTGTACAAAATTACCCTGACGATACCGCATAAGCGCCTGTGTCATGCTATCAACAAGGTCATCATACTCTCCATTTGGAAAAGCTGCAACCTCTTCTATCATCTCATCCGCAAAAGTCTCGTCGGGGACCCAAACCATACCCGCTTCAAACAATGGAGACACAGCATGTACTCTTGATACCTTATCGTTGCCTTTACTCGGTGTAAAATTAACTACCGGTATACCCATGTTCCGTAATTCGTGGGTCAAAGGCATACCAGAAGCCTTCGCTTCTATGATAACCGTCTCTGGGTCCCAATAATTATACTGATCTAACGCTAACTCTTTTAGCTCTGGAAAGTCCCAGCGTCCTTTTTTGCTATCCAGCAGTATCAAAGCCGGTGGTCCGCCCTGTTCTTCTGGATAAAACACTCCCCATGTCGTTATCGCACTGTAGTCAGCCGTTTCTCGTTTCGAGAAGGCCGTATCGTAGCTCTGAATGACGTATTGAAGGTTAGGAACTGCTGTTTTTTCCCATTTTTGCCACCATTCACGCTTAATTATGGCGTTTTCTTCACCCGTGGGCCGTTGTTGATACTGCGCGTTCCATTTACTAGGTGGTATTGACGCTTTCACCGCTGTCAAATCGTCCAAACTCCAATATTCTGGCCAACAGGGCTGCCCGCTGTCAAAAATAGCAGGTAGTTCTACTATCTCCCACTGGTCTGCAAGCTTATCTTTAGCCATAGAACGCATCAACTGCCCCGTTAAATCCTTTTCGGACCACCTAGTCTGCACCAAAACGATACTGCCACCCGGCTGGAGCCTCTGTCGGGGGCCCCCAGTGTACCAATCCCACGCATCTTCAAAACCATTGTTACTCATCGCGGTCTGTTCCGAGTGCGGATCATCAATTATAACAAGATCACCGCCACGACCAGCTAAGTTTGACCCCACACCGACAGCATAATACATGCCGCCCTTGTTCGTGTCCCATCTTCCAGACGCTTTACTGTCTGCTGCTAACTTTACATCAGGGAAAACTTCACGGAACTCTTCCGTGTCTAAAAGGTTTTTAACCTTACGACCAAAATTCACGGCTAGTTCTGTTGTGTGTGTTGCCTGAATGATCTTCATGTTGGGATTTTTGCCCATCATCCACGCCGGAAACAAAAAGGATGCGAACTCTGACTTCGTGTGACGAGGTGCCATATTGATAATTAGACGTTTTAACTCTCCACGCGCCACCCTCTCTAACTTTTCGGCTATGATCTCGTGGTGCCTGCCTTGTATAAAGCTCGGCCAGATGGTTTTGACAAATGATAAAAACTGTTTTTGACAAGTTTCATTCTTCTCTAATTGCGCTAAACGTAGTTCGAGTTTTAAGCGTCTCTCGTCGTGTGATGTAACTTCCATATAGGGGCCCCTAACGTATCTTATTTTATGCGATTTATGGCTTATTATACTATAGTTAATCGCTATTTCAATTTTTATCTAATTGTTTGTGAAAAACTTGGCACTTGCCTGCGTACGCAACGCACGGCGTCGCCTGATTTTTTCGCTGATTTTCTCGATTCTTATTTTATTTTTTAACCTTTATTATTCAAGGATCCTAAACAATTTTTCTTGCGTCCTGATGCGTGATTTTCGGATCGGGTGCCGTGGATCTCGTCGCTTGTTTCGTGGA